TTACCCCCACTCAAAGGTAAAAAGCAAAAGAGACGTAAGGTTGTGCCGTCAGATTGGCAAAAGTACTACGGCTCGTCAGATACTGTAAAGCAGCTTCTCCTTGAACACGGGGAAGAAAACTTCCACAGAGAAATATTATACTTTTGTAAGTCCAAGGGTGAGATGGGTTACCTGGAAGCAAAAGAGCAGTTTGATCGAAATGTATTATTAGACGATCGATATTATAATGGTATAATAAACTGTAGAGTACATAGATCACACGTACAATCCTTGAAAAAAAATTAAAAAAAAGTGCATTTTTTTCTCTAAAGGGGGTTTACAAATGAATTGAAAACCCTTATATTAGTACTATAAACAAAGAGGAAAAAAGATGAAAACGTATAAGCTATATCAAATCCGCCTCACCGATCAAGAGGTTGACATGGTTAACGATCTAGGCCATGGCTCAGTGCCTAAGCAGGTAGCTAAGCTTGATATGCATTTCGCTGAAAATAGGCACGAACTCGCAACAGAAGCTTTCGATGCTGGTTACTACACACACGTAGCTAACATTCAAGCAGCAAACCTAGACAACGCTTTCTTCATTGGTAACCACTGTAAAGAAGTCCAGATTGAACGCTTAGATTTCATGGCTTCTCCATCAGTAGGCGACATTTTCGTTGATGAGAATGATTCCTTCTACGTCATCGAACAGTTCGGCTTTAAGCTAATGGCTCAGCCTTCTAAGCTACCAGTAGCAATAAAAGTTCCTACTTCACTTGCAGGAGCAAGGATGACATCATGAGGGTATTTAACTTCGAATCATATGAACAGATTCCTGCTGAAACAGTTAGCTATATCTTAACTGTTTCAGATGCCGACGACATCGGTGAATGCACGCTCGAAGAAATCAATGATTTCCTCAACAACATCGAGGAAATTTATCAATGGGCTAAATAGATCTGATTATATCAATCTAGGAGGATAAAGTGGAAATAATCTTTGCTAATCGTGTTTCTAAACATAAAAAAGATCTAATCACTCGTGCAGCAGAGTTTACAAAACGTGAGATATTTCCTCGGACCAAAAACGTCGTAGTTGAATTTACTATGATCAAAGACCTTAACGAACACGAAGGGGTTTTTGGAGACGTATTCGAATCCGACTATCGCTGGTTCGACATTCGACTTGACGACGACATGGATGACATAGAGTTGGTCTCTACAGTTATCCACGAGATGGTACATGTCAAGCAGTATTCTAAGAATGAGTTGAAACAACTAGATGGTTTTAAGACTCGTTACAATCGTAGAGTATATGATAAAGATGTTTCTTATGAGGATCGTCCTTGGGAACAAGAAGCACACGATTTGGAAAATTTGTTATATCTAGAATTCGTTGCTGAGCATGCAATCGAAAAAATAAATGATATAAATAGACCTAGATCGTTGGTAAAGGAAATCTAAGATGCTTGTAAGGAAAACGGAAATACATACCGTCACGCATACTATTGACTATAATGTTCCAGATGCAATAATTATTGAGCAGTATGGTAGTTTAGATCAGTATAAAGCTGCACTCGCAGATGGTGCTACCTCGGCTCAAGCTCAGGAATTTGCTTCTGACTTTTTTGTTGGGGCAGACAAAGTCTGGAATAAAGACGGTAAAGGAGAGTTTGACGTTTACTGGGGATATCCAGTAGAAGACGACCTCTAAGGGGTTTACATCTTATTAGAACTATGGTAGTATAATTGAAACCGTAGGAGATATAGTATGATTATCATAGACTACAATGGTATTGCTATCGGCAATATTGTAGCGCAAAAGATGGCAGTGGATGAAGATCTAATCCGCCATATGATCTTAAATTCAATTCGAATGTATAAGCAGAAATTTAAGGAATATGGTGACGTAGTCGTCGTAGCAGATGCTGGTGGCAACTGGCGCAAAGACGTGTTTCCTGAATACAAAGCTAAGCGTAAGAAATCCAGAGATCAATCTAGCTTGGATTGGGACGAGGTATTCCGCATTACTAATATGGTGCGTGAAGAGATTAAAGAAAACTTCCCGTATAAAGTCATGCACGTATGGGGATGTGAAGCAGACGATGTCATAGCTCAGTTAGTGTTTAACACACAGGAATTAGGTAACTACGAAAAGGTTATGATCATATCCGCAGATCATGACTTTAAGCAGCTACAGAAGTTTGATAACGTTAATCAATTCTCTCCTATGACTAAGAAGCTAGTTAAGGAAGAAAACCCACGGCTTTATCTCCAAGAGCATATACTCAAGGGCGATAACGGTGACGGTGTACCAAACGTATTATCGGATGATAAAGTATTTTTAGAAGAACGTAAACAGAACGTTCTATCTGCTAAAAAGAAGCAAACCCTATTATCTGATCCACATGCTATGGGTGAGGACGTATATCGTAACTATCAACGAAATCAACGAATGGTAGATCTATCCTTCTGTCCTGAAGATATTGTAAATACAATTCTTAAAGACTTTGAATCTCAGGATCCTTGGAATAATAAAGGGAAGGTGTTTCCCTATCTGGTGTCTAAGAGGTGTAGATTACTAGTGGAGGTCGTTGAGGAGTTTTTATGACTAGGCCTATAAACTTAGATATCACTAACCGATGTTTATTACAGTGTTCTAAGTGTTCTAGAACACTGAATATGGGTCTTACTAAACAAGGCGGAGACATGTCTCCAGAATCTATGCACAAGATATGTAAGTATTATTCGCACATATCTTTTTGCGGGCAGAGAGGAGATCCAATATATCATCCTAAATTTATAGAGCTATTAGAGATTTGTAATAATTATGATCTAAGCCATGTAGAAATTAATACTAATGGCACGGGTAAATCCCCGCAATGGTGGAAAAAGGCTGCCTTAATAAATCGAGACTACGATTGGGCTTTTGCCTTAGACGGTTTACCCCATAAATCCCATTTATATAGAGTAAATCAAGATGGTGAACAGGTTTTTAAGATTATGAAATATCTTCGCAGGTTTGATGTACGGGTTCACTGGAGATATATTGCATTCAAATATAATGAACATGATATATCTGTAGCTAAGAAATTGGCGAAAAAATACGGGATAAAATTTGAATTAGTTGTGTCGTCAAGATGGGATGGTCCTGACGATCCATTAAGGCCAGTGCAACCAAATCTATCCATAGATCGTGGTAAATATGAAAGTCCGTATGATGTTAAAGCCTAAATGTATAGGGGAACATAGACAAGCTCGGGGAATGACTAACTTGGGTTGGTTATTACCTTGTTGTTATGCTGATGGAAGAAGTGTCCAACGAGATTTTTCGGATCTTTTAAAAGATCATTTAAAACTAGAAACCGTCGAGAAAATAGAAGATATAGAAAATTCCGATGAATGGAATAATTTCTTTCATATGTTAGAAAATAATCCTGAAAAGGCACCATATCCGTGTCATTATTACTGTGGCGTGAATCCAGGATTTAAAGCTAAGGATGTATATAAATAAAGAATATGGAGGTATGTTATGATTTTAGAAGTTTATGAGGTATTTGAGAAGTTTGAGAAAGCTAAGAATAGGGCTGAAAAAATTTCTATATTAAAAGAAAATGAATCTTGGCCACTGAAAGATGTGATCAAAGGATCTATGGATCCTAAGATCCAATGGCTAGTACCAGGAGGGGAGGTTCCTTATACTCCTGCCGAAATAGGTGCAATACCTAGCACACTTAGGCGTAGAAATACAGATTTTGCTTATTGCGTTAAAGGCGGTAAAGGTAATAATCTACCTGCTTTTAAACGCGAAAGGATTTTTTTGGGCATTGTCGAATCGATACACCCCAAAGATGCAGAGCTGGTTTGTAAGATGGTGAATAAAGAAAAGCCAGCAAAAGGTTTAACCGAAGCAATCGTTAAGGAGGCGTTCCCTGGACTACTCTAACCCCGCTTCTTCAACTCAACAATTTAACTATAGGTGCTCAGCTTTTGCTGTGCACCTTTTTTTCTGGAGAAAACATAAATGGTTTCAGCAACTATCGACCGCCTTAAAAAAGACTCAAGACAACTGGAATGGGCAGCCGATCGATACCGTAAACAGGGAAGGAATGACCGAATGCATAAGGTATTACTTAAAAAAGCATATATCGATGAACACATTGCTGAAATTGAAGAGATATATAAAGAGGCAGCTTAAAAAAATAAACGGAGAGTGTTATGGCGAACCATGCTATAGATGCATTACCAGCATCTGCGCATCCTAGAAATCAATCAACTAATCGTTGGCCGCAATTCCAGGAAGCCTTTGGAAATAATTTTGAAAATAAAGTCGTATTAGATTTCGGAGGTAGCGCTGGGAATTTATTATATAATAGTCAAGGTGCAATACAAGAAAGTAATTACATTTCCGTAGATCCGGTAAGACTAGCTATTCAAGAAGGCCAAAGAGAATTTCCTGAAGCGACGTTTATTCATTACGATCGCTATAACTGGATGTATCACCATGATGGTAATGAAGCCATTAATCTTCCGACGATAGATAGAAAAATTGACTATATTACTGCTTATAGTGTTTTCAGTCATACTGACTTTGATGAACTTGTTGTCACTTTAAAGTGGATGAAATCTCTCAATCCTGAAAAAATAGTAGTTAGTTTTTTGGATGCAGACTCTGTACCTATAAAAAAATATTTCGAGCTAAAAAGAAGACAGCATTATGGAAGCGCATTAGAAATGCCGTTAAACACTCATAATGTGTATTATTACATAGATAACCGTAGGATTATATCGAACCTTAAGGTGTGTCCTAAATTAAACTGTCAGCATTTCTTAGCTTTGTATAACATACCATGGTTATTAGAAGAACTTTCTAAGGAAGGTATAAATGCTACGGCACCACATTATTTTGCAGGAAAAAAAATTCCTTTTTTAATTATCGAATAGGGGTTTACAAGCTCAAATCGGCGTGATATAATTAATAGTTATTTACGAGGGGAGGGATGTATACCTATGAATATCTTTATTCTTGATACTGATCCAGTCGAAGCAGCTCGTCAACAGTGTGATAAACATATTGTAAAGATGCCTCTTGAGTCTGCTCAGATGCTTTCTACTGCACATCGTGTCCTCGATGGTAAGCTTACCCGTATACCTTCTAAATCTGGTAAGACTATGGTTAAACATTGGAAGCTGGATCATGATGATGATATTATATATAAGGCTGTTCATGTTACTCACCCC